TGGTGATCTGAAATAGTTCTGGCTGATGGTCGGACATGTCGGATGCCTTTTCTATGAGTGCGCCTCTAGCGCTTTGATTGCTTGGTCCAGTGTAGTCACATCGTGAAGTGGCATCGGATCATTTAGCGAGAGCTGGTTCTTCATTGCGCGCAAGCGACGAATGATTGATGCGTGAGGGTTCTTGCTTATCGCCATGATGTCGTCCATCAGACTGAAGATCGCCATCGTGTGTGATGCAGATGCGCTTGATTCAAGCACCATCTTTCGAGTCTCTTCGGTAAGTTCACCTTGATTGAATGCTGTACCTTCGCTCACTTCACGCTCCATGGTCCCCAGCCGAAGCCGTAACGCTCCACGCCGTAATTGTAAATAGCTAATCCAGCGAGCAAGTTAGTCTGAGCGTGTAACAGATCTGCAGTTTCGTTGATGATGCCTTGACGCTGTAGCCACTTTGTCCATGAGCGATCATTGATCTGCAGCAAGCCGTAGTCCTGTGACTTGTCGCGATTGAGTGTCTTGTTATGTGCGTTAGGTCGGCATCCGCTTTCGCGCGCCATGATGGACTCAAGCACGGTTCGCTGATCCGGATCCCAGCCAAGGTTGATTGCAAGAGCTGAAAACTGCTCGCATGCGCTGGTGTAAGGATCGATGTAGATCGTGGAGCTGGTCGTCGTGGTCGGCTCAATTAGGTATGGCTCAACACTCAGCGGAGCCAGCGCGATAGTGCCAGAAGGCTCGCTAGACGCGCTAGGAGCCCCTGAGAACGCCGTGAATCCAAAGATGGTGCAAAGCACTAGCCCAATCAATTTCTCTGCAAAGTAGTTCATTTCTTCTCCAGTGGTATAGGCACGCCCCATGATGAAGCATGCGATCTGAATGCAATCTGTCCTAGTAGATATTTTCCCGTTTCGGGCTCTGTGAAGATCTGCACGAGGATCTCTTGTCCGTTATCCATCACGCCTACATAGACGCTGTAATCAAAGAACTGTGGTTCACTCATAGTCACTAGCCTTCCGTCGGTAATTCGACCTTAGGGCATGGGTCAAGCTTTTGGTGGGATTTCCCCGAAGACCTTTAGAAACGCGGCTTTGACCCAGATCACCGAGTCTGCAGCTTGTGGTGTGATTTCAATGTGGAACCAGTCTCCGCCGGGAGCTCCGTGGATCGTTGGCTTGTCATATTTCTGCCATGCGTAGCGATCGCAGCGCCATGCGCGTCCGTGCTCTTTGGGAAAGTAGTCAAGGATGCACTGAAGACCGAGATCGTTCGCGTTGGCAACAAGCTTGTCAATGAAGACAAGCGCTTCTTTGCGTCCTGCTTTTGGGTTCTTCTCGGTATTCCGATAAGAAAGATCTACAGCTCTGCCAGTCGCGTGCACTGACAAGGATCCGGGCTTTCCGCGCATGTCGCGCTGACCCCATGAACCGTTGTTCCACAGCGCACCATTCGATGCAGCAATCGCTTGCTTGATCCATTCGTTCATGCCGGCTCGAGGAGCTGGTGATGCTCCGTCAGCGTTGCCGATGTAGTCCCTAGCGTTCGGGACTCCCGGCTTAGCTTTGGCTACTGCCACGACCGAAGCTCAGATCTTTAGGGTTCACATAACGAATCAGCACAGGCACAAGTGCAGCGAATGCAGCCTTGACGAAGTCTGCAGGATCGGCGCTACCGGTTGAGTACACAGCAATGACCGCTGCGATCACTGAGCGACCGTATGACGCAAATAACGCTTTGTCTTTAGCTTTCATCGTGTCCGTCCTTTTGTTTGTTCTTGAGTCCGTTGGATGCAAGTAATCCTATTAGACCGCCAGACAAGGTCATGAGCATGGGGTTCAAGACCGAGAATGCTTCTGCATCATTTGGTGCTTGCTCAAGAGGCTGGGTCACAAATAGGAGACCGTAGAGCAGCGTAAAAATTGAGCCCACAAAAGCAAGTGTTAGACCGATGCCGACTACGAGGATCAGTCGAGCTTTGATTTCCTCGTTGGTGTATTTAGCCACAGCGACCACCGCCTATCTGCATGTCCGTTGAAAGAGTTATTGCTTTGTTTTTTGTTCTAATGCAATTTACGCGCTCACGATCAGAGCATCCGGAACATCCCCATACGACGACTGCGATGAGCACGCCGTAGCCGATGAGATAACGCCAGCGCATTATTCAACCGGTAATGGTGGTGCGAATGTGTTTGTTTCCGAGTCGTAACTCCATCCACATCCAACTACAAGATCGCCGTCTTCTGGAGTGCAATCTACCCATTCTCCGATGAGATTTTCTTGTGCCCAATTAATGTCAGCCACGATGATCTCGTCAACTTTGCCGGCAACAATTTTTGCTGAATAATTTTTCATGCGCGGAACCTCACATATACGACACCGTCAGCGCCCGCGCCCGATGTGTTGTTGTTACCGCCGCCGCCACCGCCACCACAACCAAAGTTTGCAGCAGTTGCGTTTGAGCCTGCGCCAGCCGATGAGCCACCGTTGCCACCTGTTGAGTTTCCTGCTGTGCCACCTGTGCCAGTCCCCGATCCGCCACCACCGCCAGATCCGACCCACAAAGTTGAGCCTGCACGGAATGTTGATGCGTCAACGCCTGCGCCGCCAGCGCCACCGGTGGTTGTTACTGCGTTACCGCCAACGGCGGATGAACCACCACCACCACCTGCAGCTGTGCTTGCTGCGAATGTTCCTGCACCACCATTGTTTGCGCCAATTGCGATAAGCGCTGTTCCTACTGTTGAATCAAGACCGCCACCACCTGAGCCAGCGTTGTCTGCTTTTATAACTGAACCAGCAAACCCACCACCACCACCGCCAGCACCATAGTTGCCCACTCGACTGAATGTTCCGCGGTTTCCTTCAAGGTTTGATGTTGCTTGTGCAGCGCCTTTAGCGCCAATGGTTACGGTTTGGTTTGCGTCAAGATAAACCGTTGACTGGATGACTGCACCGCCACCGCCGCCGCCACCGCCGATTGATGTTCCTGATCGGCAACCACCAGATGCGCCCCCACCTACCACAAGCAAGTCGAAGAGCCCCGATTTCGTGACAGTCAGCGTTCCAGATGATGTGAAGGTCAGAAGCGTGTAATTGATTCCGCCGACTGTGATGCTTGATGATGTTCCACCTGTTGCAGCGCCATAGTTGGCACCGCCACCGCTAAAAAAAGTAGCAGCACTAGCACTTGTGAAAAGAAGCGTGCCACCCCCGTATTGTGCCAATGCTAAAGATCCCGATGTGGTGACTGTTGCTGTGCCAGCTGTGATCGTGCATGTGCCAGCGCCCATGTTGTAGATATAGACCGATTGCCCGGCTGTGAAGACTGATGCGTTCACCGTAATGGTGGTTGCTCCAGCGTTCGTCATCTGGACTCGAGCGCCAGCGTCAGCTGCGACAAGTGTGTGGCTGGCGGTCTTTGCGTTGATCGGCAGTTCGGTGATTGCGTTCATCTGTGCTGCCGTGAGGACAGCTCCAGAAACGAATGGGAATGGTGTTGCCATAGTGCTTCCTAACTTAGTGCGTAGATGGTGCTGAGTGTGGAACTGTCAAGAACGAAGAGCTGATAGACGGTCGTCGGTGATGTGTAGATAGTGACTTGATGTGGCTGACTGTATGAGATTCGATGCTCAATGCCTTCGACAAAAGATTCCTGCGCGATGACGCTGGTCGTAGTTGATGTGGTCGTGATTGTTTTTTCAACGCTGATCGTGTCGCCGATCTCAAGGATTGCTACCGAGTCGCGCTCAGCTGTGGACAGCATCTGGAAGCCTGTGTTCACGCTGGTGAGCGTGGCGGTCGGTTCGCCTTGGATCAGATAGTTAGCCAGCGCAAGTGCTGCAGCGTCGTTGTGGACAAGGCTTTCCGTGTAGGCGACAGCTTGGATGAAGTACTTGGATTGGCTTGCAAGATCATCAACGGTCTCTGGTGCGGACGCGCCGGCATGGGTCACGCTTGCTCTATTGACGACCTTGTCCGCGCCGAAATTGATGGACACAGAATCGTAGGGACAGTGGCTTGGGTCGTTGTCACCGAACTCCACAGAAGCGCCGGCAAGTGTGGCTCCCAGCCTTTTTTGGAAGGTGAAGACCCCCGATCTGTCTACGAACGCGCGTCCCTGCTCTGCAGCCATGATGTCATTGAGATAGCCCTGAGCGTTAGATCCCGATGGAACGGTATATGCAGCTGCACCGCCAAGCGTCACGCCTGAGGTCTCTATTGATTGCTGACCGACACCTTGGAAAGCATCAACTTCTGAGAGTGCAAGAAGCTTCGTCACTCGAGTGGATGCGATTTCTTCAACCACATTCCATTCATCTAGGAACGCTTGCGAAAGAAGGTACTGGTCGTCTATTGCTTGGATATTGACTAGATCGTTGCCGTCCAGATTGAACTGGTAATCGTATGAAACGATGAAGCCTTGGAAGAGTGACTCGGCAATGCTAAGCGAGTTGTATCGGTAGAAGCGGACTCGACGCATTGGTGCGATGCCGGGCTCATTGTTTGCAGGATCGTATGTGGGCGCATCCGGGTTGAAGGGATTGAACGCCCCATTCGCGAGCTGGTCGTTGAGTGTGAAGCTCATGATGCCGGGAACGAATTGGTCTCCGATGTCGCGTCGTCCTCGAGTGATGGACACATCAAGAACTCCGTCGGTCACATCAGCGAACTCTGTTGTCGGTCCGAGCAGATAGGTCGTGTTATCAAGCACGCCTTTGGTCGCTGAGTCGAGCTGGAAACTTTGACTATCCCAGCCGGTATCAATTTCAAGTAGATACTCGCCAGACTGGATGACGGATGCTGGCATTAGTAGCGACCGCTAATTGGACGGACCGAGATGTCTGCTGGACCGGATGCACGGTTGAAACTCTTGACCGCATCGATCACGACCTTGCCTGTCTGCGCGTTCGTCAAGACTCCGCCGTTGATGTTCACCGTGTAGTTGTTGCCACCGCGCTCCGCCATGATGCCCGATGTGTCGCCAGAGAATGTTGGCGCTGTAGTCGGTGCAAGACTGATCGTGCTGACCGTGTTGGCGAACTTGGCTCCGATGCCCTTGACATCTGCGAGCTTGAGCTTTGGGTTCTTGAGAAGCATCTCTGCAGCTTGGATCGCTGACTGTACGCCGGCAAGGTATTGCTCGCCCTGCGTGACTCCAGCTTGATAGAACTTGTCTGCAGCCAAAGTGCCCAAAGTGTCTGCCACGAAGTTGAGGTCACTGACCAGCTGGTTGATCCCATTGGGTCCTGTAATCGCTTCTGAGCCACCCAAAATGAGTTCGCTGGCAATTGCGCTACCAGCCTCTTGACCAGCCTCTAGGACCTTCCTGAGCGCGTCCTCGGACAAGCCCATGGTGAG